CCGAAACCCTACGAATCAGGACAGAGGCTTTAGACGTGGCTACCGTCTCAAAACTAGCCAACATGGGTGTTTGTAGCTCAGTAGAGAGCGTCCTGGGTACACGAAATAAGGGGAGTATGCCTGGGAAGGTCGGTGGTGCAATTCCACCCTTCGCCCTTTATATCCAAAAGTCGAAGAGCCCTGCACTGAAATGCCAATGCAGGGCTCTGTATTTGCCTCGAAAATCATCGACTCCTCTGAAATCGCGCTACGTTGCGATTCTGATGGGTAGGTATCCCATCTATCACAAAACCGCAGACAAGCCCTCTCTGCCCTCACACAATCGCAAGACCCTGCCATTTCACGGACCTCTCACTGAGAACATCTTTGCACAATCCCCTGCTCTTTCATTGCTCCTGCCATGACTTCCCTGAAGACACTGTTTTTCAATGAGAACATCTCTTGACAGAAGCACATCAATGTGAGATAATAGCAGCATATTCTGTGTAACCAATCGTAGAAAAGAGAGAAGAGATTGACCAATAACACTGATCTCGCAGCGATCGCTGCCATCGCGGACTCCACTGCCATCCCTGCCTTCTCAGAGAGTCAGCAACGCGATGCATTGCAAGCCATTGCGGACTTCCGTGAACTTGCACCGCGTTTCCTGGACAGCGCGGAGGCATTGATCAAGAGTGGAGAGCCTGGTGAGGGGCTTTTCATGACTGCCACCAATGGGGCACGGTGCCATACGATGATTTTCACGGTCTGCAAAGCGTTGTGGGCCCTTGAGCAGATCGAGAACGTAAAGCGTTGGGGAGAGAATGCAGTCAGGATGGGCAAGGAGAATACCAATGTGTAAACAATGCACAACCGTCAAAGACCGCGTTGAACGTCACGGCAAACGCACGGGCTGCGTTGCCATCGCAGAGCAAGAGCCACCGTACCGTAGTGTCCCTGCTACGCCAAGGGTCCTCACCAGGGATCTCAAGGTTGCCTGTGAAGTCGAGGCAGGCGATGTGATCTTTGTCCAGGGCAGATACTTGCAACCCTTCTGCTCTCATGCCCTTTACCGCGTGCGTGTCACCGACAACCACTGCCCTCTCCCTGGCAAGCATCGATTTGCAGGGGAGCTCATCGACTTCAAGGACAGCCCTGTGCAATCGATGCTTTTCCCGGAGAGGCAAAGCTTTCGCGTGGATATGAAAGTGAAGGTGAAAGCGTGATTGATCGTGATCGACTTGGAGAATTTGTCCGCATGGCTTGGATTGAATGGGCGCATGAGCAACCCGATCCAAAGCCATCGTGGCTGGTGCCCTATCAGGATCTCTCTGAAGCAGACAAAGAAGCTGATAGACGCATTGGCGAATTTGTCATGAATGTCCTGGACAAGAATTATCATCCCCTTGATCTTTATCAGACAGAGGTCAGGCGTACCACAGGTACTGTAGGATTCAGTGATACCCTGGTCATGGCTTCAATGGGACTTGCAGGGGAAACAGGGGAAGTCATTGACCACATCAAGAAATACCTCTTCCATGCCCATAACCTTGACCAAGAGAAGCTTGTGAAAGAGCTGGGTGATGTTGCATGGTATCTCACTGCACTCTGCAATGTGATCGGTGTGCCATTCAAGGAAGTCATTGAGAAAAACGTTGAAAAGCTACAAAAAAGGTATCCTGACGGATTTAGCTCTGAACGATCCAAGAACAGAGAGGAACACTAAATGTCAATACAGCGCATTATGCAACAGTCAAAGGATCTCATCCTTGAACACGGCGTGCATCCGCCAGCGATGTTCGTTGACTTTGCCTCCGATCACATTGGAAAGCAGATCTTCCTTGACAATATCCCGGAGGACTTGGATATGTTCCACAAGACGATGTTCATGCTTGGGCGCGATAAAGCGGAACAGCTACCCGATGAGGACCTTGCCTCTCTCTGCTTTGTCGCTGAAGTCAACGGCGTGCGCATTGAAGTCGAGGATGAGCCCAAAGTAACCGACCGTCGAGAATGCTTACTCTTTCAGTACCTGGCCGTGCTTCCACCGGACCCAGGGGAGTCGAAGAAAAACCTTGAGCTTTCCCTGCACTTCGTTGAGCTCATCCGCGATGGGCAAGGCAAGCTCATTGATCTCTTGACCGATGACAAGTCTGCCCTGACCTCTGCCTATCAAGTGCTCCCGCCGACTGCGTTCCTGGCAGGATGGTCATCGGCGCGGATGTCAGAGGAGATGCAGGGCAAGATCATTGCAAAGGCAAAGCGAGCAACGAGAAAGCAGCGGATCAAGGAAAGCTGGGGATAGCCTGTGGCAACGAGACCTGCAAAGCCAATCGAAGAAGTCGGGGCAAAGCGGACAAGGCATGGCGGCGTCCCTCAGAAATGGGTGCTGAGCGAGCAAGGCCGACGCATGATGCTTGAACGCTATGACGGCACATCAGAGCGCATCACTGAATTGCAGCGGTATCTTGGTGTGCCTCGCAGCGTTGTCCATCGATGGGCAAGGGAGTTGCGCCTTTCCGGTCAACAAGGCGCAATTTGGACGCCTGAAGAGATTGACTACATTGCGCGACACTTCAACACAAAGAAGACAGGGGAGATCGCAGAACATCTTGGCAGAACAACGCTTTCCGTGAAGGCCAAGGCCCGTCAGCTCGGGCTTGATGTCCCTGATGGCTATAGTCTTGACGAGATTCGCCAAGGCATGGGACGATCCTGGGAGGCCGCTGCCAGGTGGACGAAGCAAGGCATGATCAAGGGGGATCGTCGCGCCTTCAATGCAACGACCTGGAACTTCACGGACAAGGATATCCGTGACTTCTGGCGCAAGTACCCCGAAGAAGTTGACCTATCCCGCGTCGACAAACTGTGGTTCCTGGATATTTGTCTTGATCTTGGCAACCTTGGTTGACTTCCATGCTATCATAGAAGCACATTGATATCCTTTCCACCCGGCTTTAACGCTTAGAGCCAATATCGAACGACAAAGTGCCTCGCTGCTCTCCCATGGCAAGCGAGGCCTTTTCTTTGCCTGATGCCGTGTGTTATCATGGCACCGCACCGAAGACCTCCGTAGAGAGCAAAGCGATCAGTGCAGGCCCTGCCAACATGGGGAGAGTCGGCAGGGCTCCTCTTGCATTATTCCTCAACTTGGCTGTATACTCACAGCAATACCGTACAATCATACATCCAAGCAAGGCAGAGCTTTTATCATGGCAAACGGGGACGCATCCAAGGAAACAATGAAAGCCAAGGCATTTTGCGACGCCTATTTAGCCATGGGGCCGACGCGTAGCCTTGACAAGCTTTCTGAGATGGAAGTCGATGGCATGACCGTCGGACGTCGGCATCTTGCAGGATGGTCGGGGAAATGGAATTGGGTGAAGCGAGCGGAAGCATATGATGCAGGGCAACTTGAGAAGAAGCGCATGCGTCGAGAGCAAGAGCTTGATTCGCTCTACGATGAACTTGCCAAGCTTTGCCGTGAAGAGCGTGCCAAGACCTTGATCGACATTGAGAAGCTACGATCATCAGAGAAAGGCCTGGGCTCCATTGCCTCAGTGAACCTCCTCAAGTTGCTCATCGATACGCACTTGCACGTCCTTGGCGACGGGGATAAGCACAAGATTGAGCTGACAGGCAAGGACGAGGGACCTCTTGAGGTAGAAGTCACAACCTTCTGGGGCCGTGGCACTGACCCGCGTCGCAAAGTCGAGGATAGCACGGCAACCGCAGAGCAGACCGATGAAGAGAGCGATGTGAGCGTGGAGTTTGGCACGGAAGACGATGATTTTTTCAATGAGAACAACTCTTGACATTTTGACAGAGGAGATTTTATGAACAGCAATCCCGCAGACAAGAAAGCTCAGATAGAAAACAATTTCACTTACCATGCTCCCAAGCCAGGGCAACCTGAGAGATATCAGCGTATCCGTGACAAAGCCAAGGAACTTGCCCTGCTTATCGTGGAATTGACACCGCATTCACGGGAACAGTCCATTGCGCTCACTGAGCTTGAAACATCGGTGATGTTTGCGAATGCGGCTATTGCCAGAAATGAGTAGTTGATGGCAACGGAGCAGCAAACCAAGAAAGTCCGCTTGGGACTCTACAAGCCACACGATGGACAGCTCAAGCTGCACAATGCCAGGCAGCGCTTCCGTGCGTGTTGCTGGGGTCGTCGCGCTGGCAAAACCTTTGGATGCTGCAACGAACACGTCAAAGTCGGTGTCGAGCGACGCAGGTCATTGAATTGGTGGGTTGCACCAACGTACAAGCAAGCTGAAATCGCGTTCAAGACGATTGTCCGTGCTATGCGGGATCAAATGACGGGACGTCCCAACTACACGGACCTGTCATTCAAGCTCTATTCCTCCGAGTTCGAATTCCGTAGTGCCAAAGAGCCCGATAACCTCCGTGGTGACGGTGTGCATCATCTCACTATCGATGAATGCCGTGACATCAAGGCAAGAGCATGGACAGAGGTCATGGCCCCGATGCTGGCAGACACCGACGGCACGGCAGTCTTTATTTCAACACCGCAAGGGCATGATTGGTTCCATCAGATCTACATGATGGGTCAGGACCCGCTAGAGCGAGAGTATTGGTCATTCTCTGCACCTTCCTACATCAATCCCTATCTTGACCGTGCCTACATCGAAGAAATGCGCCGCACGCTACCAGAGGACAAGTTTGCTCAGGAGATTTTGGCACAGTTCCTCAAGGACGCGGCAACGGTCTTTAAGCGTGTCGATGGCTGCATTGAAAATCCTGGCAAGGTCATCTATGGCAACTCATACCAGGAAGATCCCATTCCAGGCCATCACTACCTGCTTAGTTGGGACCCAGCGAAGCGCTCTGACTTCTCTGCCATCGGTGTCCTGGACTGCAATACGGGCCGACTCGTTGCCTTTGACCGCGATAATCAGACGGAGTACAGCGTTCAGATCATCCGCGTACTTGCACTGGCATTCAAGTATAACCGTGCAAGCATTGTGATGGATGCCACGCGCGACGATGCGATCCTTGAGCGTCTGCAAGAGTCAGGCTTGGCAGTGGATGGTATCTATTGGACCAATCCTCTCAAGCGTGCCATGGTCGAACGGTTGCAGCTGGCAATTGAGCACCGGCAAATCAGCTTTCCCAATATTGCCATCATGATCTCTGAACTCAAAGCCTATGGCTACAAGGTCACGGCATCGCGCAACATTGTCTACGGAGCCCCGGACACGCAGGAGGACGGTGTACAAGTCCATGATGACACGGTATCAATGCTCATGATGGCAGTGCACAATGCCAACCTTGCCCGTGAGATCCCCTTCATTCGCAGTGGTGGCACGGATAGCACTGCCATCCCCGAGCCGCGCAGCTTCGAGGACGATGTGGAGCAAGGCTACATCGATGAGGATCAACGACAAATCCTTGAGCGTCGCCAGGCAAGCACGGGGAAGATCCTGCAGAGTATTTTGAGTGGGAGGTTTGGTCTGTGATCTACTACCACACCGAGCATATCAATGCAGATCTGGGAACGCAGGGCATTGACGAGGCGATTCAGCGAGGGCTCACGGCACTCAGCGCGGAGGCAGGGCAAGCAGTGATTCTCGACGCAATTATCCCCGTGTCGATCGGGGACCGTGCCTATCTGGTGATCATGGCAAAGCCGTACAATGATCCTGCCAATGATCTCAAGGCAGTCTTTGAATAACCTTGACGGGCCTAAGAGGATACAGCATGAGCAACAAACGACAGCGCAAAAAGCAGAAGATATCTCTGCTCAAGGAAAACAGCGGGCACACTCCCAAGCCCTCCAATTGGGAGCAGCTCTCTGCGAACCCCGTGCTTTCCTCTGCCTTCCAGGAACTGTCCGTGAGCCTGCAACGATCCCAAGCCCTGGCAGAGCAACGCGCTGTCCGCTCTAGCACTGGTGCCCCTGCCTCCGAATTCCTGGACTTCTCCCATGCCCTCGCTGTGATCGACCAACACCCTGAGCTTGTCCCCTACATCCGTGAGCTTCAGGCAGGGGACCGCCGTGAACTTCTCCGACAATCAACGATGACCCCTGAATTTCAAAGACAATCCCCGACTGCATCGTATCCCCAGGCACAAGGCACAATGGGTGGATGGTCGTATACTAACAAGAACCAGGCGCAAGGGGTGCCCAATGTCCCCTTGCTTCGATACTACGCTGACAACAATGTCTGGACCAGGGCTGCTATCAATGAGCGACGCACACAGATTGGCAGCGCTGAGATCGCTGTGATGCCAGGAGATCCAAGGCGTCGCTATGACAAGAAAATCAAAGCGAACCTTGAGCTTATGCTTGACCAGCCAAACGAACGTAGACAGAATTGGCCTGAACTGATCTCATCGGTTCTCGAAGATGTGTTAGTGATAGGCCGTGGTGCGATCTCGAAGAATATGACGGTCGATCGCAAACCCGTTGGCATCTACGCAGAGGACGGATCAACCGTCAAGATCTTCCCCGATTGGGACGGGGACCCCGACATGCCCCGCTATGTCTATGAAGAGCCAGGGTCATCACGGAAAGTTCCCTTGAGGAACGATGAAGTGATCATGCCCTTCTACAATCCTGCCACCTACCGCTTTAGCCTTTCGCCAGTACAAGTCTTGATGGATGTGATCAAGGCAGACATTGAAGCCTCACGGCAGGCACTGAGGACAATGCAGCAAAAGCCTCCGCCACATGCCTTCCAGATCCCCAATGCCTCTGCGACACAATTGGAAGCTTTGCGCAATGCCTACGATACCAACATCGGCGGACAGCAAGAGTTGTTCTGGTTCGGTGGCCCTAATCCTGCATCGCACTTTCCATTGATATTTTCAGCGAGGGACAACCAATTCCTGGAATATCAGGTCTACATGGTCAGGAAGATCTGTGCAGCATTCCAAATCTCTGCACAGCAGTTACAGATGACGTTCGACATCAACCGTGCAACCGCTGAAACCCAGGCAGCACACAGTGAGGATGCAGGACTCATACCGCTGCTCTTGCTCATGGAAGGATATCTCAACCGTGAGCTCGTTGCAGACTATGCGCCCCCTCTGCCATACGGGCGCTATGATCTCTATGCCGTCAATTTGCGCATTATGTTCCCAATGGTCTCCGAGCAAGCAAGGCAGTTGCATGCCAAGGAAGCCCTTGAGATGGCAAGTCAGGGATTAGCGGGACTACCAGCATTAACCCTGAATCAGGTGTTGACTGCTCGTGGCGAGTTAAACGTCCCGGGCGGGAACACGTTCTACGTGATGACTACCAATGGGCCTGTTCCATGGTTGTCCTATGATGGCGAAACAGGCGACTATGCTCCGATCTCCACAGGTGGCACCCTTGGAAGCCAAGATGCAGCTGGGGGACCCAGCGAAGACAGTGATGACCCTGGCATTCCCGATGACTCAGGGAGCAACGAGGAAAGCAATGAGAATGCACCGGAGTCCGGTGGGGATACCTCTGCTAGTGGGGACAGTGCTCCTGCGTCGGGTGACATGGGCGGTGGTGCTGAGAAGTCCTTGTGGTACGATGCCCGCCCGCCTGGCATGCCATGGAAGCCCAAGCATATGCAACGCTATGCCTTGCCCATGTCCAGGAAAAGCGCGGATGATACATTGATCCCCAAGGCAGAACGCAAGGCACGCAAGGAGTTGAAGCAAGGCATTTCAAAGATATTCGAGGATGCTGCAAAGAGAGGAAAAAAATCATGATCTTACCATCCAATATCGGACAGCAACCGCAATACCCGCAAACCAATGCCAACGTGGTCTATCCGCAAGGCATTCAGCTCAATGTCATCCTTGCACCCGGCATTGCGATTTCCGTGACCGTCGGTGCAGACAGCGTGGAGCAGTGGCTTGCGTTGTGGCAGCAACAAAAGCAAGGGCAAGGGCAAGAGATGAAAATCATTCAGCATGTGCAGGAAAGCAAGAATGGACAACACTAGAATCACCGTTGTCCCTGCTATCAAGGCATTCGAGGACTACAAGCAGGGAGATATGAGCAAGCAAGATGGTTGGTGGATGCTCAAATGCCCTGGATGCGGGAAATTGAGCAGCGTCGATCGTGGCAAGATCATTGAGAACGATGAAAACACAGTCTCAACCAGGGCATTCCTGCACTGCCATGGTCGCACGGCACATCGACGATACGTCATTGAAAAGAACGTCGTGAGGTGGCTCTAATGTTATTCGAGCATAGACCACATCGGCACAAAACGATGAATCTCAACGAAGTCCATGACAATTCACTGAGTTTCGGGGATCGCATTGCAGACAAAGTTGCCAATGGTATGGGGTCAATATCTTTTATCCTTATCCAAAGCATCATTCTTGCAGGGTGGATCATATGGAATAATATGCCTTTCCTGCCTCACTTCGATCCTATGCCATTTATCTTATTGAACTTATGTCTATCATTTCAAGCAGGATACGCGGCTCCGTTCATTTTAATATCTCAAAATCGTCAAGCGTCCAAGGATAGATTAGCGGCAGAACATGATTATCTGATCAATGAACGCAATGAAGAGGAAACACGGGAGATCATGGCACATCTTGGCAAGCAGGACGAGAAGATCATCGAGATCTTGGAAAAAGCCTTGCAAATCCTGGAACGCCTTGAGGCAAGATCATGATACTCACAGCGCTTGCCGTGCTTCTCATTGGCATTGCCTTGATCTGCATTGGAGTGGCAGCGCACAAGCGACGCATAGCACGGCAGTCACGGAGACTCGACGAAGTGCTTTTCAGACGGGAGGGAAGAGAATGACGAAGACGGACCAAATGATCATGCAGAGTTTATGGGCAAAATGTCAGAGGGAGAGGAGACTTCCCGCCCGTCTCATTGTCCCTGATGATATGGCTGCAAGAATGACGCATCGGCAGTTCGTGTTTCAATTGCCACCTGAGCTGCCCAAAATCACTGATGTCGTAGAAGGGTTATCGCTTGCAGATTTGCCTGATATAAGTGGAAATCGTCTCACTGTAGACATTATCCCCGAAAGCCAGGCAACCCCTGACGACTGGGGACGTGTCAAGGAACGCTTGGAGTGGACGCATTGACCTCCGACGAAAAGGCCCTGATTGCATTGCTTGTCGCTGCCTTCCTGCTCAGTAAATCCGAGGTCGCATCAATGACAACCTTGATCTTCACGGCACGCATGGACTCCGCCAAGGCAAGCTACGCACAGGCAAGCGATACGGTCGGGGCAAGCACGGATTGGGAGCCATCCGATGATCTGCAAGGACAGCTCAAGGACACATCGGAGCAGGACGCAGAGTCCATCGCTGCTACCTACGAGGCAGACCTGGAAAGCGTGGCAACGGGCTTTGCCGAATCATGGATGCTTGACCATGAAAGCCTTGATGGCTGTGAAGTCGCTGCAAGATCGGAGCTGTCAACGTGGGCAACGGATAGGGCAACGTGGAAGTCTGAGCAGATCTCAGGCTATACCTGTGGCAGCGGTGCGAACACTGGCACCAATGAATGGATCGATGACCTTCTCGATGAAGACATTGATCTCCCAGAGGGACTCAGTGTAGACGATGTGGAAGTCACGGTTTTACCTGAAGAAAGCTCATCGGATATCTGCAAGGAATATGCAGGGCAAAGCTTTGACATCGATGAGATCGATGAAATCATCGATCTACCCGCGCATTTGGGGTGTATTCATCGCAAGGTGATACAGATGAAATAGGGGTAAAATATGACATCGATCATTGATGAGATAGGGAATCTCGTCTACACCGAGGAAAAGCCGCTTGATGGCTTTGTCTTAGAGGATATCAGAGAAGGCTTTGCCCGCTTCGATAAACGCATTGATGAGCAGGGCTTACACATGGAACGCGTTGCAGTCTCTGGCTTTACATCGACTGCATGGAGCGGGCCACCACCCTATCCTATCAGGCGCATGGAGGACTTTCTTTCTTCATGGAAGCATCACAGCACATCCCCTGCAACCATATGCATCTCTGTAGTCATGGAGGAAGGACAGGAGTTAACCAAAGAGCAGATATTGATCATTGATCACTTTGCAAAGAAATGCAGTGCTGCACTCAATAGTTTTTATCATGACGGCTCACTGCCTACTAAAGAGGTCAAGGAACAACTTGACCGATTAAAACCAAAGGAGTAACCCATGTTTTTCAACAACCGCAACGATGTCATTGAAACCGCTGAGGATATCACCGATGTCCTTGGTGTCCATGTAGGCCAGGAGAACGGGCAGAGCGTTGCCACGTTCAAGGTCCTGCTCGACCCTGCAAAGGATTGGCAAGCGGTGAAAGAGTTTCTCTTCCACTTCACCAATGGCATCAATCACAAGACCATTGGTCCCGTCGCAGTCTCGGAGAGCCCCGCCGCATTGCCATCGGCACCTGTGTCGGCAGAGACGGTCGAGGCTCCTGCCGTGCCTGCGACTGCATCGACGGCAGAGGTTGTCAGCGCATCCGATGAAACGGTCAAAACCCCATCAGTAACACCACCTTCTAAGGGAGAAAAGTAGCATCATGAAAATATCGTCTGCAGGGCCGCTCGCATCGAGTGGCACAAAGGGGGCAAGCCCTGACTTCAAAATTCACACAAGTGCCATGCAGATCGACCCTGAGCATGAGAATATTGTGCGCATGGTCGGATCATCGACTGCGAGGGACCTGCATGGCGATACCATGGCAATCAGTGCTCTCACTGATATGGCGCAGTGTGATGCAGGGCTTACGTTGTGGCTCAATCATAGCTATGACTTGCCCAATGATTTATTTGGGTCCCTCATGGAAAAGCCAGAATTGAGGCTCAAGGAGGGCATTGCAGATCTCCACATTGTCAGCGATGTCGAGATGGATAATCCCGCTGCCGTGCAAACCTTGAAGCTGGTCAAGAATGGCAGGAAGCTTGGATGCTCCATTGGTTGCATGGTCACTGAATGCGAGATTGATGAAGAGAATGACGAGGGTGGATGGTGGCCTCCCATTATTATCCTGCACGTTCAGGTCCTGGAATTTAGCGTGGTCGGTATCCCTGCCAATCAGAGATGCTGGGTGGAGCCTGCCACGAAAGGCCTCTTTGAACGCGTGGCAAGCGAGGGACGCGGTGATGAGGCATTGAAGCTTGCCCCGGCAGTTAAGAGCCTCTACCCACGGGCATACGACGACTATTTGAAGACCCTCGACAACCTTGCCCTGCGTCGAGACCTTGAGCGCATTGAGATCAAAGAGGCACCGCGGCAGCGCATTGAGTGGATGCCCAATGAAAGAATGTTCGCAATGTCTACCAAGGGCGTGCTGAAACCAATGGAGCGCAATGAGGTCTCCAATGCCCTGGCAAAGAGTGGCGAGGAGAGGACATTGATCGGGTGGGACCCTGCAACTGAAACCGGATCTGCCGTAGCGGTCAAGACTGATGGCAAAGGAAATGTCCTTGAGGTGAAATCTCTCAACGAGAGCACAGAGCCCGACGAGGTCAAAGGAGCATCAGGGAAGACATCGTGGCCCTTGGCAGACGAAGATGCTGCATGGGACAAGGGCGCTGCCCATAAGCGCATCATGGATTGGGCGGGCGGTGATGACCCTGATTGGAGCAAGGTCAAATCCGTGCATTTCTGGTACGGAGACGATGGCAATAAATGGGGTGACTTCAAGTTACCCTTCTGTGACAAAATCGGTGATACGATCAAGGCTGTCCCCCATGCGATCTATGCATGCACGGGCGGACATGGCTTATCAGCGGCAGATATCCCAGAGGACGATGTTCCTGCTATCAAAAAGAAGATCGAAGTCTACTACCATAAATTGGGCAAAAAGGCTCCCTGGGAAGAAGAAGACAAAGAAGACGCCGTAGAGCCTGAAAAGGAGACCACTGTGGACAAGGCAGAGGAGACAACCAAGGAAGCCCTTGACGGCATTGCATCGGCAGAGGAACGCTTTAACGCTGAGCAAGAAGAGCTCGCAACAACCAAGAACGATGCACAGGTTGATACGCTCTCAGTCACTGCAAACATCGGGGGAAGGACTTTGCTTGCTACCGAAGTAACCCTTGCCTCTGCTCCTGCCGATGTGCAACTCTTCAATGCTCTCGCTTCCCGCTTTGGGCAACCTGAGATCTCCCTTGACGCCCAAGGCCACGTCCAGGTAAGCAAAGCTTTCCCTGAGCTTAGCCCTGAATCTATCCAGGACGCCATTGCGAAAGCTCTGAATATCGTGGAGACAACCAAGAGCGGTTCTGAGTTCTCTGCCAAAAACAAGAAGGCTCTCCAGGATCTCCACGACGGCATCTATGAGATGTGCAAAGGGCAGTTTCACCCCTGCGAGGAGATGGCAGCGAATAACGACGATGACGACGATGGCAAGGACAAGCCCGATGAGGACGAGGAAGAAGAGCAGAAAAGCTTCACCGAGATCCGCACCGAGATCACTGACTTGCGTCGCGATGTCACGGCCCTCATCGATACTCTGACAAAGCACGGCATTGATCCCAAGGCAATCAAGGACCTTCAAGGAAAGCTCAAAGACCTACAAAGCCAAGCCAAGGATGCAGAGGAAAACCTCGCAAAGCTCAAGAATATGCCACTAGGGCAACCAACGCGCCTTGCTCGCTCTGTCAAGACAGGGGATGAGGCAGCGACTTACCATGACCTTGCGCAGCTTTCCGCGCCTGCCATGGGAGACAATGAACGCCGATGGACACTCGAGGAGGCATTGAAGAGTACCATTGTGATCTCAAGAGGACTTCCAGGTGGAGAAATCTTGAACTATCGCAAGTGGCCCGAAGGCGTTGGGGGTTCCGTGAAAAGCGGAGTACGCCCTGAATTGACCGGGGCACAAAGGCAGTGGATGCATCCAATGGAGCAACTGTCCTACATTGATGGCAATGAGGCCTCGGTGCCTTGCTATGACGATCCTGCGGGCGTCAAGGCATAATCTTTGGAGAGCAGGGTTTTCTCTGCTCTCTCATCGAACAAGTCTTGACAATATTGCAATTCATAGCGTACTATTCTCTCAACAACTACAGTCCACAACCAGCGTAAGCAGCTGAGGAAGAGACCCTGCCATCGGCTCAAGAGCAGCTATGACAGGCCCCATCCAATGAAAGCCTCGATACAACGGTGTTAGTCCTTACGACAAGGAATACACCAATGCCATCCGATAGAGGATTTACAAGCGTTCAGCACCCCGCGAGTCAGAAATACTCTATGGACAGGCGTCGTCAAATCAACGAATGCCTGAAAATGACGGAACCGGAGCTGAAAGAGCTTTTCAAGCACATGGCCCAGGATCAGACACCGATTCGCGACGATGAGTCAATGGTATCCAAGATCATCGGCGAGATGTATAACATGCCGTTTATTCCCGCTGCGACAAAAAGCATCCTGGACTCAACAAACACCACGACAGGCAACGTACTCTTACGGCAAGACCTGGAACCAGTCCTTTTCTAACGTGGAGGCTTTAGTCAGCAATGACTATCGAAGAACCGCTCTGAATTCGGTGAACGTCCCAACGCCTCCGACGAGGGTAGTGGATAACGCCGAGCTAACTTCAGTCTAGCCCAAATAGGCGCAACTGAAGAGGTGTAGAGACTAAGCGAGCGGCTCCTGGATTAGCGAGCAAATTTTGAAAGAAGGGAATAAGCTCTTCTTCCTTGCCAAAGGTTTTGAAATGGCAAGGTTCACAAAGAGTAATCCCGTTGTTGAAATCGTTGGTCCCTCCTTTGTGGCAAGGGACGATATGGTGAATATCTAGGTTATCCTTAGATCCGCACCAACAGCATTGATGGTTATCACGTCTATGGATGAGTCGACGTTTGCGTTGAGAAAAAGCACGCCGTGCAGTATAACGCTTTCTAGGAGGACCGGAAGTTCCGCCTTTCCTCATGGGAATGCCGTGGCGTTTCAATGCGACTTGGACACTGCTCCCACTGCAATCAAGCTCATCCGCAATTTCTACCGTAGAGAGTTGTTGAACAACATACTTGTCATACAGCCAATCTCGATCATGCAGGATAGCAAGGCGAATGCTTCCCCTGGACTTGTATCGAATGGGGATGCCGAAGTTTCGCAAGTAGTAGCGGACATTGGCTTCAGTGCATTCCAGGAACTCAGCGATTTCATCAATGGTTTCCTGCTGTTCAACATAATGTTGAATCATCCACTCTTTATCAGGACGCCACTTATTCAATCCGTGCTGTTTCAATGCTTCAACAACGGTGCCGTTACGGCATCCGACTTCACGGGCGATAGAGAGAATTTCGCGTCCCTCAACGCAGTAGGCTTGAAAGAGGAAGTCTTTCGTGAGGATAGGGGACCAATCAATAGTTGGGTGACCAAAAGTTCCCATAATAAAAACACCTCCGATAGTGCTGTTCCGATTTCTTGTGGGGCGCGGTTCGGAAAACCGCTCGTCAAGCCGCTGATCAGGCAGCTTCTAGCCCTCTTTATTATAGCACAGCTCAGCTTTCTAGTCCAGGATGATGCCATAGTCCGAGCCTTGCAGGAATGCAAGGAGATTGACAGAAATGATCAATCCCATGCTACATGCATGAGTAACAAAAAGCACAGTATATTCGTTAAGCGCTTTCCTGTCTGGGAGCGGCTTGAGAAGATCCCCGCGAATGGACTTACTCACGTAGCAAACCAGATAACAGCGCCTGACTCCGGTTCTCTTGGATCAACAGTGATCACCGAGACAGGAACCGTGAACTACACGGCAGGCACGTATAATCGTTTGACCTTTCCGATCGCAGTGTTTGCGACGGGACGCGGCGTGAGCTTCAAGGAAATCGCTGCCGTCCAGGCCGGTGGTTCCCCTCCTGCTTATTCGCCCGAATTGACCGAAATGTCCAATGGTATGGTCAAACTCGCACAAGACTTGCAATACTTTATTCTGCAAGGAAATGCGTCGAATTCATCGGGCGCAGGGAGCACTACTGAAAAGGGACCGTACAACACAAACGGCATTGATGGCCTCCGTGGTGTCACAGGCTCCGTTGGGTCCTTCTCAGGGAATGGCTCAACGCAGGTCGATGTCTCATCTTTGAACATCACTGAGTCCCTGCGCTTCGCTGCAACGCAAGGCGCAAACAATGGCGGTATGCCTAATCTTGCTTTCCTGTCTTTCAACTCGAAGCAAGCGTGGGACGATGAGCAGATGACCAATGTCCGCTATGACTCCCAAGCCAATCTCAGAGAATTAGTCCCTGGTACCCGCGTCAACTCTTTGACCTACGCCGACGGGGAGCTGATGATCGTCCCCTTCCCTGGCACCACAGGCGGCACCTACAACCGCACTTCTGACAATGCCCTCGTTGAAGACATCTATGTCGTCGACGATGCCCACATCAAAGTGCCGTGGCTGTACTCTGAGAGCTTCACTGTGCTTCAGATCCCAAGTGGAGTTGATGGGGTATTATCGTCTCGTTGGATCATTTTCGCGATGTATGGTCTTGAGATTGCAGCTCCTTCATTCAATGCAAAAGTGCGTAGATTAGCATCGTAAGTCGCTGACTTGCTTAGAAATGCAGTGAGGGGCTCCGTGCCCCTCTAGGAAGAGATAGAGATGTCTGACAAGAAACCAAACACACAAGAGCAAGAGCAAGGCAGCGGCACGGCAGTCCTGGAGAAGCCCAAGGAACAGCAGTGGGAAGACGATGATCTGGTCACTGTGCTCAATGGCTGGGGCCGCGTTCCCCCTGGGTCACGGCACTTCGTGGATAAGATCCTCTTCACTGAAGGCGTTGCTCGCAATGTTGCCTATGGCACAGCCAAGCATTGGACAAAGAAAACCAGCGCGGTCAAGGTTCATGTCTTGTCCAATGAAGCCACCGATGCCGACTTCTGCAAGGCCACAGGAATCACACCAATGCCAGTGGATCGCTTTGCCTCAATGTTAGCAGGGATTGACCTTGACGCATTGGCAGCACAGATGGGCACCGAAAAGCTCAAAAAGCTCGTTGATGGCCTGGACAAGCACCTGCCTGCACACATGCAAAGGGGGCACTGATGGCACAACTCAATGAATTCATCGGAAACCATCGCGATATTCCATTGGGAGTCACGCGTTTCGTTGCCTCTGCCACGGCAGGCTCTGCGACAGACTATGAGCACATTCTTGGTGTCGTCCCTGATCTCACCAAGCTTGCAAACAGTGGGCAGGCAGGGTTTTTGCCGCTGAATGCCCTGGTCGTCCGGTCAATTATCTGGACAACCGAGGCCAATCTCACAGGGCAGGCAACGAACTTCTTTACCTGGCAGGTTCTACAAAAACGGGCTGCAGCTTTGCTTGTCAACACAAATACATCGACGGCAGTGGCAGCCCCTGGTGTTGTCACGATCACACCGGCGGCAATGACCAATATCTTTGTCGGCACACCGCTGCTCGTTGATACCGGGGCCTCCGCTGAGACAGTCATTGTGACCGCTGTGACTTCGACGACCTTCACAGCGACGTTCGCGAACACGCACAGCTCAACATGGAACATCGTCTCTGCACCACTGGCAGCGGTGACGTATAGTTCCGCACCCGTGACCGAGACGGCATTGACCCCGCATCAGATCTCGGCGCAGTTGCCAAATGTGTTGCTTCCAGGGGACATCCTGACCTTCAAGCGAGTTTCGTCGAATGCCACAGGACTGGCAAGCCCTGCCTTGACTGTGCAGGTTGATTGGGTCCCCGTGCAGAACAAGCGACCACTGACCTAGGGAGGCCATGATGCCTGAACAGTGGCAGTATCGCCCATTTAGAATAAGTGCTCTGCAATCGACGGTCACGCCGATTGGCAACAACGTGGCGACGACAAGCGCGACGACGATCACGGCAGGAAATAACGTCGTGGTCACCCCTGCTTCGATGAATAACATCACCGTTGGCAGGTGGTTGAACTTCAATGGTGGCACAGGGTCACCAGAGGATGTCCAGGTAATCAGTGTTACTGCCACGACGTTCACCGCCAACTTTGTGAATAATCACAGCGGGGCATACCTGATCTCGTCGTCTCGTACGGTCGACCTGGGACATCTCACGGTGAACCAGGCAGGCTCCACAATTGTGATCACGCTCTACGATGGCCATCCAAGTGCCTGGGTTGCAGGGACCACAATAGCCGTGATATCCCCGAATACATCGGAGCCAACGCGATCCTTTGATGTTCGCTGTAATCGCGGTTTGTTTTTCACGTGTACTGGAACCACTGTGGGGGACTACACCGTCAGCTACCACGACAGAAGTGCATAAGGAGAGCAAAATATGACATGGGCAAATAAAAACCCCCAGGTAAATCCTAGGGGCAACCATGTCCTGAATAAACAAGAATTAACTTGTTTCCGACTCTGGAAAGTATCTCGCTTTCCATCCCTTATGCATTGGGTATTTCCCTTTTGCGACACATATAAGAGCAGAAGCATTAAGCCCATGTTCTCTACAAAATTTGTTGATGCCATGCGCAAGGTACTCAGTTCCGTCGGGGGCAGTGACAACAAGGGTCTTTCTCTGAGAAGCAGCGCCCAACTCTGCGCTAGACATTGTGGTGCCATCGACTTTTGCTTTATGAGCAGCACTCAACTTGGCTCTAGTTTCAGGGCTAGGGAACTTTCCCTTATTGAAAGCGCTCAACTTGGCTCTAGTTTCCGCACTAACGGTTCTCCCTTTATTGATGTCTCTCAGCTTAGCCTTGGTTTCTTCGGTATGCCTCTTACCTGTACTGTTGGCTCTTGCTTTGGCTCTTGCCTCCGGGTCAGCAAATCTCTTTTTGCCAGCGGCGCTTACCTTGGCTCGGGCCTCTTCACTGAGGGGTATTCCCTTGTGAACTTCACTCATCTTAGCCCTGGACTCTGCGCTTCGCTTTGCGCCTCGTCGGGCTTCCGACGATTTGCGCACAGATTCAGTGCGCATAACCTTTCCTTTGTTGCCCGAGCTTATCTTAGCTCTATGCTCAAGGCTAAGCGGCTTTCCTTTATGGGGAAGATTAGTCCTGCCACGGTTCTTTGCGCGAATTTTGTCGCGGGTCGCATGAGAAACTGGTCTGCCAAGGGTAGAACCAGCGATACGGTTGAGGTTAAACCCCTTTTCGTCAAATGGCAAAAGCTTGTCAAACCAATACTGTTCTTGAACAATCAGGGATGGAGGCAAGACAAATTCCAAGACATCAAAGGTAAAAGCGTCGGGTCCATGAACATTCCAAGCTGCTTGCAGGTAGTGATTTGGATGTTCGTTTCGATTGAGCAATCGTCGATGTCGGTAACAGCGTTCGTACATATCATTCGAACTACCAATATAAATCTTTCCGGTAACAGTACACATAATGCGGTAAATGCCCGAAGCATGGGAAAGGGGTTCCCCGGGATGGTACAATGGGGTCATGGCGAATCATCTCCTAACAGATGTACTAGCCTAGAGGCTATGGGTGCTGATAACGCCCATGGCCTCGATTCATTAGACCTCTATTATACCTCATCAATATCCTCTTTGTCCAGTTCTATGGCATTTTTGCTATACTTTTTACTTTTTACTGAGTCATTCTCTTATTGTGTTATTCGTAGAGATATAACGTCGTAGAAGGCATAGACAGCAATGGCGAAATACACAACGATAACTCAATATCGTGAGGCGGACACAGGGATAAGTCTCACTGATGTCAGTGACTTATCCCTCGCACGTCACATTGCACGCGCAGAGAGTGCCGTTGATGCCTACATGAAGTTCAACATGCGCTTCACAGGGTTTGAACCGCATAACATCTGGCTACAACAAAAGTGGAAGATCGAGACAAGGCAGACGCTGTTCCCAAACCATCCAGTGCCTGTGCAATTGATCAACCGGTATCGGATACAAGTTTCAAATATCTCAACGTCAGGCGCTGGTTTCTTTGCGTCGATCAATTCAGGGGATTGCGTCATCAATCAGACCGACGCCTACGTTGAGATTGTGCCATTGCAGGCCATCACTTATTCCCTGAGTCCCGTGATCTTGCAGTTGGGTCTACGCAACCCAATCGTGCAGATGGATTGCTTTGTCAGCTTCTATATCCCCATTTTCGGGGAGGTCCTGATCAATACGGGGGATAACCTGAATTACAAGGCGGTCAGGGGCTTCTGGGCAAGTAGCTATCAGGCAGCTCTGCACATTCAACCGAATCAGTTGCCAGCGATCCCGCCTGTGGTCTATAGCAATGGGTCTACCGTGAATGCGTCGAATTACACCGTGAACTACACCGAAGGCCTGATCACTTTTAATAGTGTGCAGTCATCGAGCGCGGTGATATCAGCGGACTATACCGCGACGATCCCAGATACGGCACGGGAGGCAACGATACGCCAGGTGACACACCTGCTAGAGCAGAGAGCTTTGACCAAGCTTGGTCTTGGAGGTCTGGATATTGCGCAATCGGGAGATCAGAAAGTCCAAAGAGTCAAGCAAGTGCGAGGCGTCACCAGGGTCGAGGTGCTCTGCGAGGATGCCGCTGCATGCCTTGCTGATTATCAAGAGATCGCCATTGCATGAGGAGGAAGAAATGGGAAAAGGGGTTATTAAGATAAGTCATGTAGTCATTGCGCATTGGTTTGTAGAAGGAAAAAGGCACGATGACATTAAAGAGATTCTCAAGTTGCCTGAATCCTATCAGATTGAAGATATCGCAATGGATTGGCAATCCGAGAATGCCTTTCTCGGAGGAAGCAGGTATATCAACATCACTGTCTCTGCCGAGGAAATCCCTGAAAGGCAGGGGGATGAATTGCCACTTATCCTGTCGCCTGTCTACAGGAATATAGAAGGTCGGTCAAGCGTCCATCTCGACCCAAGGAGCTACGAGCTAATGGAGATCGAGATGCATCCTGCAAAGGCAGAGTGAGTTATGCCAGTAGTGCTAAGCAACGTGGTCGTCTGGACACTGAGGCCATCGCTCTCACAAGGCATCACAGGGCAGGCCACGCCTTGGCTCAGCGCAATTGCAGCGCATGCAGGGCCTGTCCCACAGACGGACTTCATCGTCCTGCCAAAGTCGGCACTGGAAAGCAACTATCTGCTCAAGGTCGAGATTGGCACGGACATCAAGTTTGGGGACACGATTAGCAAGGTGGCACTCAATAATCCGCCCGTGTACACGGTTTGGGATCAGCTGACAAGCAACGAGGTGCTCTTTGTGCTCTTTGACCGCGATAGCAGTGCAGGGCCATTGCAACATCGAAGACTCTACTGCAAACGGGTAACAGGCGGAGGCCCGTCAATCTAGGAAAGGAGGGAAGCCTTGGCGGTATCACATCGACATCACCGCCATTCAGCGCATAGCCATGGGTCCCACAAGGGAACACATCGTGTATCACACCACCATGGCACACATAAACATCATAAAGCAACTGTGCATCACGGACACAAGCATAGCCATCATAGGCATAACGCGACACATCACAGGGTTTCACATTCTCATCATGTACATCACGCAAGAAAGTAGGGAACAAGGATGATCATCGAAAGCGACGCGTCGGGCACGGAATTTCTGCGAGCCCGCATTGAGGAGGCAAAGCTCTTGCTTCCAGGTCTGCTCGTTGACTCTGCACAGCTTGCAGGGGACGGCGTTGCTTCCGCATTGGGTGACGCTGCACCGCATGGTAAAGGCAGTGGTGACTCTCCTCCTGGGGATGCACCCGGGGCTCTGAGCGAAAGCTTTCACTGTGAAACAGAGGCGCAGGGTGATGGTGCGATGGCAACCGTGAGCACGACACAGCCAGCTAAGCTCAGGTACGTCGTGGAGGGTCGAGGTTGGGTGTATCCAGTAAATAAACGCGCTTTGTACTGGGACGGCTTGCCGCACCCCGTGCCCTATGCGAAACCGTCGCAAGCTAACGACTTTATCAGTCCTGTGATCAATGATCAAGTCAATGAGATCGTCGAACCGGAGGTCAATGCCATCATTGACAATCTCAGCGCAATCTTGGAAGGAGTGTGAGCTATCCCTCTTCGCAGCTTAAACAATAAATTTGATGTTATTGCAACAATGAGTACTTTGCAATTGCTGCTTCCCGT